GTGCGGTGCGGGAGAACTTCCACACGAGGATCATCGTCGCCTCACCGGCTTCGACGCGGTCGATCGTGTCGTTCAGCTTCGGCCACCACGCGGACTTCGCACGCGACCCGGACTCGTCGATGCCCTCGATCCAGTCGAGGATGCTGATCCCGTTGGCGGCCGCGTACGACTCGATCGCATGCCGCTGCACTTCGGGCGACGTCATGCCGTCCCGCTCCTTCGACACGCGGATCAGCGCGAACGCGCGGCGCGGCGCCGGCTTCACGGACGCAAGTGGGGTCATGCCCGGGACTTTACACGCCCGCGTCCTCGTCGTCCTCGTCGTCTGGTTCATCGGCGATGTAGTCGAGCATCCACTCGTTCACCAGTGCCGATAGGGACGGATACCCCTCACGCTTCGCTTTCGCGCTGGCCTTCGTGCGCACCCACTTCGGAATCCGGAACGTCGCGTTCGGCGTCTTCGGCTGGTTCGGCACTGTCCCATGGTGGCACCCTGCCCTGTCGAGGTGGATTGCACCCGTGGTACCGTCCAGCCATGAGCGACCCGATGGGCGAGCTCGATCCCGAGATCCTGGCCCGCGCTCGAGCGAAGGCTGCAGAGCGCGGTGAGCGACTGGAAGACGTGATCGAACGCCGGATGCGCGAGTACATCGACGGCGAGCCAGAAACCGTACAACCTGGCTAGCGACTCTTGTCCCCCATGTGGGGGACAAAGGGAATACCTTTACCGGATCGTTAGGTGTCGCTGAGGGTTTAGGTGCAATCCACCTCGCCTAGTGTCGCTGGGCTGGGTTAGATTCCTCTCATCCGTCACCCTCCCGGCCCCTGAGGCGACCGGCTACTGGCAGCCCATCCGCCCCCTCGCCTTACCAAGAGAGCACCGCCACCCTCCCCATGATCGACACCACGCCGATGCCTGCAACCATCTGCCGCGCCAACCTCGCATGCTCGGCTCGATGCCCCGTGGGGCGCGTCGGCCGCATCTGCCCCGACCCCGCGGACTTCCTCGACGAGCTCGCGGCGATGAGTCTCAGTCCTGCGGACGTTCGAGACGCTCCATCGCTCGTTTGACGAACACGTCGAAATCGAGACCGAGCAGGTCGAGCGCTGCGAACAGCGTCTCCATCGGCATCGGTGACTTCCCTGACACTCGGTTGAAGAATGTCGTCGGGTCCGTCTTCACCTTCTCGTCGAGTGCCCGGGCGAACGGCGCGATCTTCTTGTAGTCGCTGCCGGCGATCTCGGCGCGCAGTTGTGTTGCGATCGCCTTGCTTCGAGGGTCCAGTTTGTTGGCCACGGCGGCAAGTTTAGGCCCGCCGAAACCAATTTCGCGCGCCTCTTGTGGGACACCAACAACGATGTTGTGTAGACCCTCAATCTTGGTATCAGGACCAAGAAAAGTCTTCTCTATACCTATTCCGGGTCGTACATTGGTCCCATGACCACGATTCAAGGTGTCGGCGCCAAGATCATCCGGGCTGGCATCCTCGCGCTTCTCGCCGATGATAGCGGCGGCAAGCGCACCCTCGGGTGGCTGGCCAAGCGCTCCGAGATCTCCTACTCGACCCTGAAGAACAAGCTGCGCACGCGCCCCGGTTCTTTCACCGGAGACGAGCTGTTCGCGATCGCTGACGCGTTCGGCGTCGACATCCGCGACATCTACGCCGCCGGCGAAGCCGCGGTCGCTGCCGAAGCGCAGGCCGCCTGATGCGCGCGCCCACGTTCGAGGAGTGCATGCAGGCGTTCTACGCCGAGTGCGTGCGCTCGTGGCTCGACGAGCACCCTGCCCAGCCTGTCGCCGACGCGGCCTGACAAACGGAAACGGCGCCCCCTGGCCGGGACGCCGCCTCACAAGAAAGGGACACCTGAGATGTCCAACACCATCGTATCCACTCCCCTGGGAGATTCCCTCAGGGCGCTCGCCGACCTCGCCGACAATGTGCCGGCGCTCGAGGGTGCGCGAGTCGTCCCGGCCGTGCCGCAGTCGATCCTCGTGGCCGTGCGCACGGGCCTCGTGGCTCGCGCCCTGGCTGACGACTTCGGCGTGCGGGTCGCCGAGTACGTCGACCACGCGCACACGTGCGTGCACACCTCGTTCGAGGTCGAACGGGGCGCGGCGATCCTCCGGGTCTACTCGATCGACGATCTGCCGCGTGAGCTTCGCCGCCCCGTCGACGTGACCGAGCATCTCGAAGCCGCCGTCGAGCCGGTGTCGTCTCAGGCCGGCCTCGCAACACTGCGCGCAGGGGCGGGCCTCTGATGTCCAACTCGCACGTGCACCCGATCATGGAGGCTGTCCTCCCCGTCTTGGCGTCGTCTCCCAGCGACGTCACCGCCACGGACCCGACCGTGGCACCTGCCCGGGGTGTTCCCCAGCACCCCGGGCAGATCATCCCCTTGCCGAAGCAGACTCGCGGCGGGGACGTGCGCAACGCCCCGTACGGGCCCGTCCCCGCCGTGAACCACCAAGCGAACCAGCACCCGGTGTTCGTGCCGCGCCCGGATGGAGACGCAGCATGAACGCGGCGGCACTCGCGCAGGCGCACGCGGAAGACCAGGCATGGGGGTCACGCCGCGGGAACTTCGGCGTCAGCTTCAAGCAGGGCCACCGGGCCGGGTGGCGTGACGGGATCGAGTGGGTGGTCCGCGCCCACCGCGTGCATTGGGAAGCGACGGTCCTGCAGGTGTGGCCGAAGTTCCTCGCCGCCGGGATCGACCGTTCCCCGAGGGACGTCGACAATGCGATCCAGTCTGCCCGTGAGGCGCTGCACGCCGACGACGCGGTCTGGTACGACCCGGACACCGTGCACGGCTGGGCTGCCCTCGAACCGCACGTGCTGCGATTCCTGGACCTCACCGACGACGAGCTCGCGGCGGTGGCGGCGTGACCGGCCTGGTGGTCGCCGACCACGACCTGCTGATGCGGGTCGAAGAGGAGGAGCGCGCCGCGATGATCTACGGCGTCGACGGCTCCCCCGACATCACCAACGAGGAGCGGAACGCATGAGCGACTTCCTGGCATCCAACGGCATCCAGGTCCTGGTGGCCGGCCCACGTCTGCAGATCGGTGCGGCGACCCTCCTGTCGCCGCTGGAGGTGATCGCGGCTCGCGAGTTCTTCCGTGCTGAGGAAGACAAGCGCCTCGGACGGTGGCGATACCCCGAGGACCCCGACTTCATCGTCTACCCGAACATCGTCCGGAACGGAGAAGCCGCGATCACCGTCATCTATGAGCCTGGCGGCGGATGCACGGAGTGGACCCGGGATGTCGCCGCGGACGGGGCTGGTTCGCCGCCGCGCGACGCGGCCCTCGCGTACTTCGCCGCCCACCCTGAACAGAGGCCGTGGGATGACGCGAAGCCCGGCGAGGTGTGGGCATTCACGCTCGACTGCCTCGACGGCGAGTATGCCGCCTCGCTTCACGCCAAGGGCGAGTGGACATGGGCCGACGGTGGCCCCGTCAACGTCGCCGCGGGCACTCTCGTCGGCGCCCGCCGGATCTGGCCGGAGGCGGACTGATGCACGGTCTCGGCTACCTCATCGCGGTGCTGCTCATCCTCGCCGGCATCCTCCAGGCCGTCGGCCGCGGCTGGCTCATCGACGGACTCTTCCTTCTTCTCGCCGGCGGCGGGGTCATGCTCGCCGCCGTCACCCATCTCACCGAATCCAACTGACCCAGGAGCATGCAATGACCCAGACCTTCGCCGCGAAGAACTTCAAAGGCGTCCGCGAGATCACCCTCTCCCCCACTGGTTCCCTCGTCGTCATCGCGGGCGGCAACGGCGCCGGGAAGTCCAGCTTCATCGACGCGTTCGTGGAGCTGTTCGACCCGAAGGGCACCCGCCTGACACCGAAGCCGATCCGTGACGGTGAGGACGAGGCGCACGCCGAGTTCACCGACACCGACCTCGGTGTGCGGATCGTCCGCACCTGGAAGAAGGATGACGCCGGGAAGCTCGAGGTGTTCGCGCTGGACGGCGCAAAGTACTCGAAGCCTGCCGAGGTCGTCGCGTCGCTCACGGGCGGTCTGATCTTCGACCCGGTCGCGTTCCTGAACCTCGATGAGAAGCGGCAGCGTGACGCGCTGCTCGCGAAGGTCGACCTCCCCATCGACCTCGAGCAGGTGGGCCGGGAGAAGGCGGGCGCTGAGGCGCGGCGGCTTGAGGCTGGCCGTGAGGTGAAGCGGCTGCAGGGCGCACTGTCGACGCTCACCGCGCCGGCGCCCGGCTCGCCGACCGAGGAGGTCTCGGCACAGGACGTGCTCACGGACCTCGCCGAGGCTCAGCAGCACAACACCGACATCCAGCGCGCAGCAGACCTCGCTGCCGAACTCGGTCGCCAGGAGGAAAGCCTCGACCGGCGGATCATGCAGCTCCGATCGGAACTCGAGACGGCGATCAGCGATCGGGACGATGTTCGGGGGCGGCGCGGCGATGCCGAGCACGCAGCTGGTGAGGCGAAGGTCGACATCGCGCCGATTCAGGCGCGTCTCGCGGCCGTCGACGAGACGAACGCGGGCGTCCGTGCGGCGAAGGAGTACTTCCGCACCGCGACCGCCCTGTCGGCGGCGGAGGATGCGCACGCTGAGGCGCAGTCGGACATCGAGGGCATCGAGGCCGGGAAGCGTCTCGCGCTCGCGACGGCAGCGTTCCCCGTCGACGGCCTCTCGGTGGACGAGACCGGGGTCACGTTCGACGGCATCCCGTTCGGGCAGGTGAACACGGCCATGCGCCGCCGGGTCGCGTTCGCGATCGCCACCGCCGGAGACCCGAAGCTGCGCCTCGTGATCGTGAAGGACGGCGACCTGCTCGACGCCGACAGCCTGGCCGGCATCCGTGAGCTCGCGGAGGAACGCGGCTACACGGTGCTCGTCGAGCGTGACCGTGACGAGTCGCGCGACATCGGCTTCACCATCCAGGACGGGGCCCTCGCATGAGCGACCGCATCGACCACGCCGCCGAAGCGCGCCGCAACATCGAGGGACTGCACGACTACCAGTCCGAAGCAGGCATGACCGAGGCGTCCATGCTGACCGTCGCCATCGAAGCCCAGGCGCACGCGACGCTCGCTCTCGTCGAACAGCAGCGCATCGCGAACCTCATCGCGCTCGACATGACGCTCGAGCAGTACACGGTTCCGGCAGACGACGAGGTCGGAGAGGAAGCGTACGTCTCAACCCGCCTCCGCTCTGACATCCGAGGGGGGCTGGGCCTGTGAGCGCCCTCGCCACCCTGGACCGCACCCTCGCGGACTCCGCCGATCGCGACTCGTGGCTGGCCGTGCACGACAAGGTCATCGGCTCGTCGACGGCGGGGAAGTTCGCGAAGCCCGGGTCGGTGGAGACGTACGTCCGGCAGATCCTCGCCCCGCGCACGTTCTCTGGCAACGCGTCGACGCAGTCCGGTCACCGCTGGGAGCCGATGCTCCTCGCGTGGGCGGGCGCTGAGCCGAACAGCCTGTTCATCCACCACCCCGACAACGACCGGTTCGCGGCGACCGTCGACGGGGCGATCCCGTACGGCGCTAGCTTCGCGATCGCCGAGACGAAGGCGAAGCACAACAAGGTCATCACAGGCCCGACGCCCTACGAGATCCGTCAACTCGCCTGGCAGCTGTACTGCATCCCCGAGGCCGACTATGCCGCGTGGGTGTGGGGCGAGCTCGTCGAAGACGCGACCGAGCCTCAGGGCTGGCGACTCCGCCGCGACCCGCAGACCCTCCTCTTCGACCGGGAGACGCCCGCGATCGCCGCCGCAACGGCGCTGATCGTCCCCATTGCTCACGAAGTTCTCGCCGCGCTGAACGCGGCCCGCCTGCAGGAGGTTCCGTTCTAATGTCCACCGAGCTCGCATTGCCCACGTCGGTTCGCCCCGACTCCTGGAATGCCGACACGGCCGCGATGATGGAGTTCGCCGGCCTCACCTGGACTGAGCAGCGACCCGATCCGGAGAACCCCGGTACACCGCGCGCCGTGCGCATGTATGCGCCTCCCGGGATCATGGCCGCGTTCATCGCCGCCTGCGCGCGGACCGGTCTCGATCCGACCGCAAAGCAGATCTACGCCGCGCAAATGGGCGGCAAGTGGACCGTCCTCATCGGCATCGACGGCATGCGCGTCGTCGCGCAGCGCACCGGGCAGTACGACGGGCAGGACCCGATCGAGTGGCAGGCCGAGGAGAACGGCCCCTGGGTGACCGTGCCGCCGAAGACGCCGTTCGCAGCGCGTGTCGCCATCTACCGGAAGGGCGTCGGCCGACCGCTCGTGCAGACGGTCACCTTCGCGGAGTTCGGCAGCACGGCGAAGGGGAACTGGGAGAAGCGGCCGTCGCACATGCTCGGCATCCGCGCCGAGTCCCACGGCTTCCGCCGCGCTTTCCCGATGGAACTCGCCGGCCTCTACACGCCGGAGGACTTCGAGTCTGACGACGTCGACACGAGCGACGCGATCATCGACGAGCCGACTGAGGACTGGGGTGCGCTCATCGTCGCGGCACAGTCACGGGAGGAGCTCGACGAGATCGGCGCACGGCTCAAGGAGAGCGGCGAGGCCACGGACAAGATCCGCGCCGCGTGGCTGGCTCGCGCCGGCGCGATCGACCGGGAAGCGAACACCGTCGATGCCGATGTGGTCGACGACACGGCCGCGGAGGCCGCCAGCTTCGACGCTGAGGCGGTCGAAGCGTGAGCGTCCCGACGACCGGCCAGGTGTACGGCGACAAGGAGAACACCCCGGTCCCGATGCCCCGATACCGGTGCAAGTCGACCGCTGCCGAGACGCGCCCCCACGCGCCCCACTCGACGCTCACCCACCCCTGCAAGCTGGCCGTCGACCACGACGCCGGTCACCGCTGCATCTGCGGGAGGACGTGGGAACGCCCCGTCCCGGTGAAGCCATGACCGAGGTAGCGAACCTGACCACCGGAGAGATCGTCGACTTCGAGCCCGCGTCACCCATCGAGCTCGAGATGATCATCCGCGAACTCGGCGACCGCCTCGAGCGTGCCGTGCCGGTGATCAAGCAGCTGTGGTCGAACCGGTACGCCGCCGAGCGGAAGCTCATCGAGGAGAAGGCGAAGGCCGTGATCCGGTCCGGCGCCGGCTCGGTGACGGAGAAGCGTGCTGAGGCTGACCTCGCGACGATGACGTACCGCCACGACTTCGACACCGCGAAGGAGATCCTCCATGCGGCCGAGGAGCTGCAGAAGGCGCTGACGGCGAAGCTGTACGGCTACCTCAACCTCAACAAGGCGCTCGCGTCGTCGTACAACGCGAGCGGAGTTGGCCGATGAAGACCACCCAGAGAAAGGGATACCAGGTGGGTACCGAGAAGAACAATGAGAAGCCGCCGAGCTTCGCGGCCATGCTCGCGCAGGTGCGTCCGCGCACCGACGTCGAGGCCGCCGAGATGCTGCGCAAGGTCATCGAGGCCGTGAAGGCGACAGGGAAGGTCGGTTCGATCACGATCCGGCTGGACGTGAAGCCCGCCGACGGTCTCAGCGATGCGGTGGTGGTCTACGACCGCCTGTCGCAGAAGGTGCCGGAGAAGACCCGTGAGGGCTCGATGGCATTCATCACGCGCGAAGGTGACCTGTCGCGCACCGACCCCAGTGCGATGCCGCTGTGGGACGAGGACATCCGCGATGCCGGCGCGCATGTCGACCTCCAGACCGGTGAGATCAAGGAGGCACCCGGATCATGACCGATGACACCAGGACCGAAACGGACGCGGCCGCGGAACTCGCGCGGCAGGCGCTCGCCCCGAAGGAGGTGCACCCGGCCGGGCTGTACCTGCTGCCGGATGGTGACGGCGGCGCGCGCATCGTCGACACCGACGCGTTCGGCACCGCGCCTCGCCACACGGCCGGCGCGCGGGTCGTCACCGACGCGGCGTCGTTCGTCGCGTACGTCAACCGTCACCGCCGCCTCGGCACGGAGGTGTTCGCCCACACGAACACGTCGTCGGTGGTCGCGGTCATCGACTCGCACGAGAGCAGCGACACGGCCGAGGTTTACATGCCTGGCTGGCAGAAGCACACCGTGCGTCTCGCCCTCGAGAAGTCGAAGGCGTGGCTCGCATGGGAATCAGCCGACGGCCACCTCTACACGCAGGAGGAGTTCGCGGACTTCCTCGACGACCGCTACCTCGACGTGATCGAGCCTGTCCCGGCGCGGATGATCGAGATCGCCCGCACCTTCCAGGCGCACACGAAGGTCGCGTTCGAGAGCAGCATCCGCGAAGCCAGCGGCGACGTGAAGCTCAACTACACGGAAGACACGGCGGCGAAGGCCGGGCAGAAGGGCGACATCGAGATCCCCGCGCGGATCCAGATCGCACTGCGCCCGTACATCGGCGGCCCAATCTACTCCATCTGGGCGAGCTTCCGGTACCGCCTCCGCGGCGGCTCGGTGCACCTCGGCTTCAAGCTCGAGCGCCCCGAGGTGATCCTCGACCTCGCGTTCACGGACATCGTGACCGAGATCCGTGAGGGCCGCACCGACAAGAAGGACGGCGTCGAGACGCGCGTGCACGACGGGATCGGTGACGTGCCGATCTTCAACGGCAAGCCGTCTTCCTGACCGGTCGCTGCGCGTAGCAGGCGCAGCGCCCACAGAACGGGGACCGGCCGAGTAGCAGTCGGCCGGTCCCCTCCACCCACACTGCATCCCTTGACCAGGAGTACTCGCGTGAGCATCCCCATCATCCCTGATCCGTACCCGGAGCAGGTGCAGACCGACACCGTCACCCTCCCGAAGCCGCGCCGCAACCGCACGTCGGCGCGCAAGGCCGGGTCCTCGTTCGAGCGTGCACAGGCCGACTGGCTCGCCGAGCGCCTCGACGACGACCGCATCGACCGCCGCGTGAAGCACGGGACAAAGGACCGCGGCGACATCGGCGGTGTCCGCATGATCCGCGGCGGCCGGGTCGTCATCGAGTGCAAGAACACCGCCACCATGTCGCTGCCGGCGTGGCTGCGCGAGGCGGAGATCGAGCGCGGCAACGACGACGCGCACATCGGTGTCGTCATGCACAAGAAGCGCGGCACGACGGACCCGGCCGAGCAGTACGTGACCATGACCGCCGAGACGTTCGCGCGTCTCATCGAGGGCGGATTCGACGCATGAGCCGCCTCACGCTCCTCGAGCGCATCGAGACCCACCTCGACAAGACCGGCGACTGCTGGCTCTGGACCGGGTCCCTCAGCCACAACGGCTATGGGCACATCCACGTCGGCCGCACCGTCGCCCGCGTGCACCGCCTCGTCTACACGCTCCTCGTCGGCCCGATCCCGCGGGGCCTCCACCTCGACCACGTCGAGGAGTGGGGCTGCACGTCCCGCGCGTGCTGCAACCCGAACCACCTGGAGCCGGTCACGCAGGCGGAGAACAACCGCCGCGCCGCCGCACGCCGCCGCCTCCGCGCGCTGCCGGCGCGCTCCACCCTGGCGGCCGCAGCATGAGCGCCCTGCTGACCCTGAACACGGGGAACGACGGCCGCGACTACGACAGCTTCCTCGCAGAGAAAGTGCGCTTCGACCGCTCGTACGGCTTCCCCGTGCCGATGGAGGCGTTCTCCCCGATCTTCCAGCCGGGGCACCCCGACTTCAAGCCGCACCAGCGAGAGATCGTCGGGTGGGCGGTCGCCGGCGGCCGGCGCGCGATCTTCGCCCGCTACGGCCTCGGCAAGTCCGTGATGCAGCTGGAGGTCCTGCGGCTCATCATCGAGCTCGCGCCCGTCGACGTGCCCGTGAAGCGCGGCCTGATCGTCGCGCCGCTCGGCGTCCGCTTCGACATCATCAAGGACGGGCGGAACCTCATCGACACCGAGGTGCGGTTCGTGCGCACGACGGCCGAGGTCGACCCGGAGTGGTCGGGCCTGTACGTCACGAACTACGAGTCGGTGCGTGACGGGAAGCTCGACGTCGACCTGTTCATCGCGGTCTCGCTCGACGAGGCGGCCGTGCTGCGCTCGTTCGGATCAGAGACCTACCAGACGTTCCTCCCCCTGTTCGCCGGCATCCGATACCGGTTCGTCGCGACGGCCACCCCGGCTCCGAACCGGCACAAGGAGCTCATCCACTACGCCGGGTTCCTCGGGATCATGGACACCGGCCAGGCGCTGACACGGTTCTTCAAGCGCGACTCGTCCAAGGCTGGAAACCTCAAGCTCTACCCGCACAAGAAGCGCGAGTTCATGCTGTGGCTGAACACCTGGGCGTGCTTCATCCAGCGCCCGTCGGATCTCGGCTACTCGGACGACGGCTACGATCTGCCGCCGCTCGAAGTGATCTGGGATGAGGTCGAGGTCGGGCTGCTGTCCGATCAGGTCGACAAGGACGGGCAGGGTGTTCTCGTCCGTGGCGGGTCGAAGTCGGCCGTCGAGTCGTCGCGCGAGAAGCGCCACACTCTCGACGCACGGATCGCGGAGATGCGCGGGCTGGTTGCCCGCCACCACCTGTGGGAGCAGGGGAAGCAGATCATCCTGTGGTGCGACCTGAACGACGAGCAGGACGCGATCGAGAAGGCGCTCACGGAGATGGGGCACACGTTCTCGTCGATCCGTGGCGCGCAGTCCGATGCCGAGGTCGAGGAGCAGCTGCGCCGCTGGCTCGACGGTGAGACGTACGCCCTCATCGGGAAGCCCATGATGCTCGGCCGCGGGCTCAACCTGCAGCAGTGCTCGGAAGCCGTGTTCGTCGGCGTCACGCACAAGTACGAGCAGACCGTGCAAGCCATCCACCGCATCCACCGGTTCGGGCAGGTCAACGCGTGCCGGGTGCACCTGATCTACGGGGAGACAGAGGGTGACGTCCGCGACAACCTGATGACGAAGTGGCAGGAGGACGAGGCCCTCACCGACACGATGAGCGAGATCCTGCGCGAGTTCGGGCTGAACGCACGCGCCGTGTCCACGGAACTCGCGCGGGCGATGGGCGTCGAGCGGCAGGTGTTCGAGGGGCAGGACTGGCGGATCGCGCTCAACGACTCGGTGATCGAGTGGCGCGACCACGTCGAGCCGGAGTCGATGGGCTTCATCTGCACGTCGATCCCGTTCGGCGGCAAGTACGAGTACTCGCCCAACTACGCCGACTTCGGCCACGTCGACGACAACGGCCAGTTCTGGTGGCAGATGGACTACCTCACTCCGTCGCTGCACCGGGCGCTGATGCCCGGCCGGATCCTCGCCGTGCACGTCAAGGACTTCCCCCTGTACGGGTCCGTGACGGGCACCGGCGTCTACACGTTCGACACCATGCACGCCGAAGCGATCGCCCACTACACGGCCCACGGCTTCGACTACTTCGGCATGATCACCGTCACCACCGACGTCGTGCGCGAGAACAACCAGACGTACCGGCTCTCTTACTCCGAGATGGCGAAGGACCACTCGAAGATGGGCGTCGGCTCACCCGAGTACGTGCTCCTGTTCCACAAGCCGCAGACCAACCGCACTCGCGGCTATGCCGACACTCCCGTGGAGAAGGCGAAAGCCGACTACTCGGTCGGCCGGTGGCAGATCGACGCCGCCGCAGATTGGCGCACAGGCGGCGACCGGCTGCTGACCGGCGACGAGCTCGCGCGGCTGGAGGTCGGGAAGCGGTCGAAGCTTTTCACCGCGCAGAGCCAGCGCACCGTGTACGACTACGACGCGCACGTGGCCCTCGCCGACCGCCTCGCCGCGGCCAACGCGCTACCTGGGACGTTCGCGTCCCTCGTCCCCGGCTCCGCGCGTCCCGACGTGTGGACCGACGTGCTCCGCATCGACACGCTCAACAGCGAGCAGCGGCGACGTGAGGTCGAGGCGCACATCTGCCCCTTCCCGCTCGACATTCCGCGTCGGCTGATCACCATGTACTCGAACCCGGGCGAGCTCGTCGGCGACTGCTTCAGCGGACTCGGCTCGACGGTCCTGGAGGCTGTCCGTCAGGGCCGCCGCGGGTTCGGATCCGAGCTCAACCCGGTGAGCGTGGCCGACTCGGTCTTCTACCTCACCCGCCACGACAACGAGGCGAACACGCCCACTCTGTTCGATCTCCTCGACCTTCAGGAGACGGCGGCATGACGGTCTCAGTGGTCGTCAAGCTCCCCGACGACGTCTACCTCGCCCTCATGAAGATCGCCGACCGGCACGAGACGCAGGTGCACGCGCTGATCGCCGCGCGGGTGACGAGCAGCATCCGCAACGCGCGGCCGGCGAAGAAGTCGCGGTCGAAGGAAGGTGCACGCCGATACACGCGGTCCACGCCGCATCTGCTCGAGCAGGTCGCGACCCTGAACGGCAGGGGCATGTCCGACACGGCGATCGCTGAGCAGCTCGGTGTCGGGCAGCCGACGGTGTCCGCGTGGCGCCGGGGGCTCGGCCTCAAGTCGCCGTCGACGTACGCCCGCCGTGAACCGGGAGCGGCGTCGTGACCGCCCGGCGCGTGGTGACGCTCACCTGCGACAAGGACGACTGCCGTGAGCGGTACGTCGGCGGCGAGGACCAGACGACGGCGCAGGTGCGCGCCGAGGCTCGCAAGCTGTCCGGCTGGTGGACCGCGCTCCGCGGGGAAGCGTTCGTGGACTTCTGCAGGTGGCACTCATGATCGGCCCGAAGACCCCGAAGCCGACCGCGGCGGAAGAGAAGCGCGCCTACGAGGACGCGACCGCCCGTGACGGTGGCCGCTGCGTCCGCTGCTGCTGGTCGGGCACCATGCACCGCGACCACCGGCAGAACCGGTCGCAGGGCGGGCTGACGGTCCCGTCGAACCTGCAGCTGCTCTGCGGCCCCCACGGTGACGAGGAGGGGTGCCACAAGTGGGCGACCGAGCACCCCGCTGCGGCGATCCTCGAGGGCTTCGCTGTCCCCGGCTGGGGCGACCCCGTCTGGTGGCCGGCGTGGCGCGCTGACGTCCGCTCCTGGGTCATCTACTTCAACACCCCGGACTCGAAGGGCCGCTGGTGGTCGGAGATCTCGCAGGCGACCGCCGACCAGCTGATGAGCGGAGGGGGACGCTGATGGCACGCCCGAAGTCGAAGGGGCCCTACGTCCCGCTCGCCGCGAACTACTACATGGACGACGCGATCCTCGAAGCCGGCCCGGAGGCCGAGCTGCTGTTCGTGCGCATCCTGTCGTTCCTCGCGTCGGTGCCGAGCGACGGGTTCATCACGGACCGCCAGCTGCGAACCATCGTCGGCCTGGGCCTCCGGAACGTGCCGCGTCGGATCGAGTCGCTGCTCAACGCGGGCCTACTCGCTGCTCAGAGCGGGGGGTATGTCGCTCGGAGTTGGCAGAAGTGGAATCGGAGCACGGAAGAGATCGGTCGCTTGCTCGCCAAGGACCGAGAGCGCAAGGCGCAGGATTCCGGGGTTGTGGTCCCGAATTCCAAGCGGAATCCGGACGGAATCCAAGAGGATTCCGCGCTACAGAGCAGTACAGAGCAGAGCAGTACAGAGCAGACACCACCTAAAGGTGGTGCGGCGCGCTCACGCGCAACCCGCATCCCCGAACCTTTCATCCTCACGACCGGGATGCGGGAGTGGGCTGCGGCCGAGGTCCCCGGCGTCGACGTCGACCGCTCAACGCGCACCTTCGTGGACTACTGGCGTGCCGAGTCCGGCGCGAAGGCCGCGAAACGCGACTGGGTGGCGACGTGGCGCAACTGGCTGCGCCGCGACGCCGAGAAGACCAGCAACCACCGGCCTACGCCGACTGAGCGGGCGATGCAGACCGCTGCCGCCGGCCGCGCCGTCGCCGGCCGCACCATCACCACGCTCGAGCCGAAGGAGATCGCCTCATGAGCATCGACGAACTGACCACCCTCCTGGCTCGCATCCAGGTCCTCGACAACCGGCAGGTGGACCAGCTGACGATCGAGGCGTGGTCGCCGCTCATGGCCGACGTCCCGTACGCCGCGGCCGTGGACGCCGTCAACGCGCACTTCCGGTCCTCGACTGCCTACCTGCAACCCGCCCACATCGTGCAGGGCGTCCACGCGGCGCGGCGCCTCGAGCTCCCGGAGACGATGAGCCCGACGGCCCCGGACTCGTGCGAGCCGAAGCGGCCGCACCGGTGGCTCGCTGATGGCACGTGCATGCTCTGCACCACTCGCCGGGAGGTGCCTGATGCCTGACCTCGAGCCGGACTGGTGGTGCCTCATCGACAAGAGGGCCGCGCTGCGCGAGCAGTTCCCGCCGCTGTCGAAGGTCAGGAACGAGCGCCCGGGATGCGCCGCAGACATCGAGCGCAAGCGGCTGTTCCGTGAGGAGGCCGAGCTTGCGAAGGCCCGCGAGCACGACGCGCGGTGGCGGCGCTCTTGCGAGGAGAACGCCCGCCGTCGTCGCCGGCAAGATGCCCGGCGGAACAACGCCGAGTACAGGCAGTACCGAGAAGAGAGAAGGACAGCATGAGCACCATCCAGCAGCCGATTGAGCCGGGTGACCGGTTCGAGTCGGAAGACAGCCGCGACACCGGTCGTGTGGTCGAGGTCATCGAGATCGTCGAGGGGCCGCGGTACGTCGGCGACGCGCGCGGCAACCTGTACCGCGTCCGCACCGAGGCGCACCCGAAGAATCCGCCCGCGGTCGGCAACGTGTCGCGTGTCGCCGAGCGCACGCTGCGGAAGAACTACCGGCGGGTGTCGCGCTGATGGCCGGCGAGACGATCATCACCGTCGTGGGAAACCTCACGGCTGATCCCGAGCTGCGGTACACGCAGAACGGCCTCCCCGTCGCGAACTTCACGATCGCGTCGACGCCGCGCAACTTCGACCGTCAGGCGAACGAGTGGAAGGACGGCGAAGCGCTGTTCCTCCGCGCGAGCGTGTGGCGCGAGTTCGCCGAGCACGTGGCCGGCTCGCTGACCAAGGGCATGCGGGTCATCGCGACCGGCCGCCTCAAGCAGCGCAGCTACCAGGACCGCGAAGGCAACAACCGCACCGCAATCGAGCTCGAGGTCGACGAGATCGGGCCGTCGCTGCGCTACGCGACCGCACAGGTCACCCGAGCTGCGGGCGGAGCGGGCGCGCGGGAGAGCGCCCCTGCCCCGGCGTCCGACGAGCCGTGGGCGACGCCCGGGCAGCCGACCGCGTCTGACGAGTGGGCGGCGCCCGGCTCGTTCGGCGACGACACCCCGTTCTGAGGAGACGAACGATGACCGCAATCGAAGACGCCCGCACCGCGCTGGCCAAGGTGATCGAGATGGACCCGTCCTCGGATCTGCACATCGTGATCCGAGACCACCACACGTCGATCCTCACGGAACACGAGGTCGAACTGCGGGCCGCCCTGGGCGCCCTGATCGCCGAGCACGAGCGGGTGGTCGCCGCTCGCGACGAAGTGCAGGAGAAGATCGCCTATCTCCGCCGCAACTGCATGGGGCTGCCTGAGCAGGAGCTACGGCAGAAGATCGGGGCAGTCGGCGAGGCAGAGTGGAAACTCGGCTACTACTGGAACACCCTCGTGGGCGAGGAACGAGATCGCGCCTCACGCGCTGAGGTGCTGACCCGCGAGGCCGAGCGAGACCGCGACTCAGCCCAGGAGGCGCTGCGCATCCTCACCCCGATGCTCGACGAGGCATTGGCGTGTGTCCAGGACCTGCAGGCCGCCGTACCAACCGACGCACAGGTCGAAGCGGCTGCCGGCGCCCGCCGATGCTCGTGGTCGATTCCTGAAGAGGACCACCCGATCGGCAACCTCTGCCGGATGGAGGGCCACTGCCTGGACACGGCCCGAGCGATGCTCGAAGCCGCGAGGGACGCATCGTGAACCGTCTCAAGTGCTGGCTTTTCGGCCACCACTGGACCGTGTGGGTGCGCCCGGGGCAGTGCTGGCGTTGCGGGGCTTGGCGATGACCGGCCAGCGGTGCCGCGAGTGCGGCGAGGGGAAGCACGGCGCCTGCAACGGTGTCGCGCTCGTCGACGACGGGCTCGACGTGGTCGAGGCCGACTGCATCTGCGCCAGCCAGGACCACCCGGGAGGTGCGTCGTGACGGGCGGGACGCTGGGCCCGCTCCTCCCGGTCTCCGCGAGAGGTCACTGCGGGTTCGTGTCGTCATGGTCGGCGCCGGACGACATCTGCAGTGCGCCCGCGTCTGCGCACTTCCTCATGGACCACCCCGAGGGACGGTGCGGCATGTTCGCGTGCCAGGGCCACGTCGCCCGCGCAGTCGAGGTGCTCGACCCCCTCGACCGGCACCCGGTGACCGACGAATGCCTGCACCCCTCGTCCGTCTGGCAGGTGACAGCCCCCGGCCGCCCCGGGTTCTGCTTCGTGCCCGAGGAGGACGCCGAGATCCTCGCCAGCCTCAACCGAGACCTGAACGTCCTGTCCCCCGTGGAGGTGTCATGAGCTTCACAGCCCGATTCGGCGGCCCCTGCGCCGCCGAGTGCGGCGAACGCATCCAGCCCGGCGACGCCGTCGAGTACGTCGACGACCAGCTGGTGCACGAGGGCTGCACGCCCGCTCCCGTCGTGGAGCGGGCACCCCGCCCCACCTGCCCTGAGTGTTTCACCGAGACCGCCCTGAACGGAGCGTGCGCATGTCCGAGTTGAAGCGCCGGTGCGCCGCGCACTTCCACGCCAGCACCACCCGCTGCCAGCTCGACGCCGGCCACGAAGGCAACCACCTCGAGCGTGGCTTCGCCCAATGGGACGAGGCCCTCTCCCACTACCCGCCGATCACAGAGGAGCTGTTCTGATGAGCGCTGACGACGTCCTCCCCGGGTTCGACCCGCCCCCGCCTCTGGTCGAGACAGAGCCTGAGCACAAGCCGCCGCGCATCCAGCGCCGTCTCCTCGATGCCGCGCTCATCGAGGGTGGCATCCACCCCGCGACGAAGATGCCGCTCGCCGACAACGGCAAGACGTGCGGCGACTGCGCCCTCCTCCGTGAGAAGTTCGCGGGCGCCGGCAAGTGGTGGAAGTGCGGCACCCCTGACCCCCGATCGAAGAACCACCGCGGCGATGGCCGCGACATGACGAAACGCTGGCCCGCGTGCATCGCGTTCCAGCCGAAGGACGGAGACCCCGCATGAGCACGACGACCACCGACCTCCGCCGCCAGCACCAGGCGATCCTCGACGCGAACGGGCCCGTCCCGGGTGACTGCTGGCGGACCGCGCTCGCCTGCCTCCTGGAGGTGCCCCGCGACGAGGTCCCGCACTTCATCCACGCGCACAACAACGAGCCGGGCGAGTGGTGGCTGTCGTCGGTCGCCTGGGTCGAGCATCAGCGGCCCGGATACACCCTCGCCGCATGGGACCCGCGCTGGCCGATCATCCAGTGGGACGGGATCGAACCCGAAGACGCGCCGCAGTGGGCGATCCTCACCGGCAAGAGCCCTCGCGGTGACTGGCAGCACTGCGTGATTGCGAGCGCGCGGACTGGCCAGATCCTCCACGACCCGCACCCGGCCGGGGGTGGCCTCCGCAGCCAGGACGACGTCGCCGTCGTGGTCCGAAAGGAGTGGGTGTGACGATCCTCTGCATCACGACGTCGGGCCTCCCCGGCATCCGCCCCTGCACGCACCGCGGCCAGCACCGCGTCACCTGCCTCGACCACGAAGGATGGGCCGCCAGCATCCGCCCCGGCGAATGCAACGGCTGCCTCCCCCGCTCCGCCGACCGCGGCTACCTCTGCCAGTGGTGCTACGAGAAGCTCGACGCCGCACACCTGAAATGGCGCACCTTCGCGCAGCTCGTCCTCGAAACCGACGGCCGCGCCGTCTCAGCCGACGGCGGCGGCATCAAAGGCTCCACCCCCGACGGGTACACGAACCTGCCCCTCACGGTCCTCGCCCTCGACGAATGCACCCGCCTCCTCCGCTCCCAAGCTGGGCTCACCCTCGACGCCTGGGTGCACACCGAAGCCGGCGCCCGCGACGCCATCATGTTCGCCCACGCCGCCGAACGCGCCTACCGGTCCCTCGAGGTCGAAGAACGCGAGCTCCAGCTGGAACGGGTCCGCTGCCCGAAGTGCGACCAGTTCGCACTCTGGGCCGGCGGCAACCAGACCCGCAAGGTGCACGGCGCCACAGTGGTCACCTGCGGCAACTGTGGCGAGCTGCTCGACCGGATCCGCGACGACTCCCCCCGATGGATCGGCTCAGACCCCTGCCGCGACGAACACCACCTCGCGTGCACCGAACTCGCATGCGGATGCGTCTGCCACGACATCGGCGCCCGCTCCCGCCCCCAAGGCATCCCCGCGCTGTGGGACGCCGACCTCGCCGCCGTCACCGGATGGCGCGACCGCACCCTGTGGGTGTGGGACGGGGAGACTTTCCGACCGCAGACCGACGAGAGGAAGACCGCGTGAGCACCGCGCAGCCGAAGGAATGGGTGACCGTGAAGGAAGCCGCCCTGCTCGTCGGCAAAGCCCCCCGCACGATTTACGAGTGGATCGAGAACGACCGCCTCGCCACCCGCCTGAACAGCGACGGCGTCACCGAGGTGCTGTCCAAGGCTGTCATCCGAATCGAACCGACCGTGCGCCGCGGCCGGCCCCGCGGCATCCCGACACGCCGATGACGAATCTGGCCGAAGAAAATACGCAAAAGCCGCAATACCCGCAGACTGAATCGTAGATGGTGGAGAACTCCGCCCGAGAAGCCCCGGCCCGCACAGCCGGGGCTCTCGTCGTCCGACTACATCCCCAGCCGGCTATCCCGCGGCGTCACCGAGTTGAAGTTCCACTCGTGACCACACGCACTGCACTTCCCGTGGTTCTTCGGCAGCGTCAACCTGTCCGGGTTCCGCGTCACCTCAGCCGACCCGCCACACTGCGGACACTCGACCATGAGGACCCCCTCTCTGTCCCGCCACCATGGCGGCACACCATCGATGCTCCCAGCCGCCCTAGACATCCAGGTGCGAACGCGGCAACCGCCATCGGGCAAGAGGCCCACGAGCGAGGTGAACCGCCATGGCTGGCAAGCTCACCGACGCACAGCGCGACGAAGTCCTCCGTCTCCACGCCGAGGGACTCGCCCGCAACGAGATCGCCCGACAGACCGGCATCAGCGCCGGATCCGTCTCCAACATCTGCGCCGACAACGACCGCGCCTTTGACCGGTCAGCGACAAAAAGCGCACAAGAGGCTCGCAGCGTCGATCTGACCGAGCGCCGGCAGCGGCTCGCGGAGCGCCTCGACGTCGCGGCGAACGACATGCTCGACATGCTCGATGGGCCGTTCACGGTGTACAACTTCGGCGGCAAGGACAACACGTTCAACTCGCAGGAGCTCGACAGCGTGCCCGTGGACGCTCGACGAACGATCATCACGTCTGCGGCGATCGTGTTCGACAAGCTGACCCGCATCGTCGAGAAGGACGCGAGTCCTGTGGATGGTGCTGCTGGCGTGCTCGACACGTTCGCGGCGGCGCTCGAGCTCGCGGCGGACGCGATTCGCGCTGAGGATGAGACGCCGGCGGATGCTGGGTAACGCTGAGCGGCTGCTGTCGCGGAAGCAGATCCTGTCGGTGTCCGCGTCGAAGCAGCGCACGCTCGCGCTGTGGTCTGGGTCGGTGTCGGCGGGGAAGACGATCGCGTCGCTGATCGCGTTCCTCCTCGCTGTGCGCGTCGCGCCGAGGAACGGGCTGATCCTGATCGTCGGGCGCACGCTGCAGACGGTGTACCAGAACGTGTTCGTTCCGCTGCAGGATCCTGGCCTGTTCGGCTCGCTCGTCGCCGCATCCATCGTGTACACGCCGGGGGCGACGAAGGCGATCATCCTCGGCCGTGAGGTCATGGTCGTCGGCGCGCACAACGCGGAATCCGTCGGCCGCATTCAGGGTGCGACGGTGGCGCTGGCGTACGTCGACGAGGCGACCCTGCTGCCCGAGGTGTTCTGGAACATGCTGATCACCCGCCTCCGGGTGAAGGGCTCGCGGCTCCTCGCGACGATGAACCCCGCATCCCGGAACCACTGGATGCGGAAGTCCTGGATCCTCAAGGCCGACGCGGTCGACCTGATCCACTTCCACTTCACGATGCTCGACAACCCCACGCTCGAGCAGTCGTACATCGACCGCATGAAACGCTCGTACAGCGGCGTCTTCTACGACCGGTTCATCAAGGGCGAGTGGACGAACGCTGAGGGCGCCGTCTACCCCATGTGGGACCCCGAGAAGCACGTCATCCCCTGGGCGTCGCTGCCGCGCATGCAGGAGATCATGGGCATCGGCATGGACTACGGCACCACGAACGCAACCACGGCGCTCATGCTCGGTGTCACCGCCGAAGAGAAGCCGCGTCTGATCCTGATGGACGAGTGGGGCTACAACTCGAAGGACGAGAAGAACAACGGCCTCCGCCTCACCGACTCCGAGCTCTCCCGCCGCTTCCGTGGCTGGCTGGGTGAGCAGCACCACCCGGAACCTGACGGCCTCCGTCCCCGCTTCCTGATGCTCGACCCTGCGGCCGCGTCGTTCCGTACGCAGTTGCACCAGGATCTCCGCGGCACGGGGCTCGCACCGTGGCCGGCGGACAACGACGTGCTGAAGGGGATCGCGACGATCGCGAACCTCCTCGACGGCGACGAACCCCGCATGGTCGTCACCGACCGCTGCGAGGGCTGGCAGTCCGAGGTCACCGAGTACCGGTGGGACGAGAAAGCCACCGCCGAGGGCGAAGACGAAGTCGTGAAAGAAGACGACCACTACCTCGACGGCGGCCGCTACATCACACACTCCACCGTCGGCTACTGGCAGCCGATGCTCGAACTCGCCGCCTGAGAGGGGACCCCCGTGCCGATCCCCGAACAGAACACACCGTGGCTCCCTGAGCCGTGGGGCTTCGCGTACCGCGCGTTCGACGAGAACGAAGCCTGGTGGACGGGTGACACCGACCGGCTCGAGAAGCTGTACCGGCGTGAGGCGCAGGGCGACGCGACGCATCAGCGCCGTGGTGTGCCGATGCGTGGCGGGATCGTCGGCGCCGCATCCCGCATGTTCTGGGGTCGCCCCGTCCCGGCCGGTGAGAACCGCTCCCGCATTCACGTGCCGGCCGCCGCCGACCTCGCGACCCTCGCATCCGACCTGGTGTTCGCGGAGCCGCCCGCAGTCGGCCTGCCGGAGAAGCAGGACGGGCAGACGAAGGACGCGTCGAAGCAGGCGCAGGCTCGTCTCGACAAGATCGCGAACTCCGACGACGCGCACGCCACGTACAACCAGATGGGTGAGCAGAAGTCGGCGCTCGGTGCCGCGGTGCTCGTCACCCGCTGGGATGTCGCTGTCGAGGATCACGTCTGGTTGGAGACCGTCGCCGCCGACGTGGTCATCCCCACGTTCCGCAGTGGCCGCATGGTCGAGCTCACGATGTGGACCGAGTACCGGGACGGCTCCACGTACTGGCGGCACCTCGAGCACCACGGCATCGGCTACATCGAGCACGCCCTGTTCCAGGGGACTGAGAAGAACCTCGGCCGCCGGGTGTCGCTGAACGACCGTCCCGAGACCGCGGTCTTCGCCACCCTCGTGAACGACCAGTCGCTCATCGAGACGAGCCTGGACCGGCTGACCGCGTCGTACAACCCGAACATGCCCACCGCGGCATGGCGGAAGATGGGCCCGCTCGCGTACACGGGGCGCTCCGACTTCGCGCAGCTGCACCCGTTGTTCGACTGGCTCGACGAGACGTTCTCCTCGTGGATGCGTGACCTTCGCCTCGGCGCCGGCAAGATCCTCGTGCCCGACGCGATGCTCGACATCAACGCGGTCGGCGTGGGCGCATCGTTCGACGCTGGCCGCGAGATCTTCGCCGGCCTGAACACGCCCGGTGACCCTTCGCAGATGACGATCGACAAGGTGCAGTTCGACATCCGTGTCGAGGAGCACGAGCGTACAGCGGCGGCCGTGTACCGCGAGATCCTCCGCAAGGCCGGGTTCTCCCCGTCCGCATGGGGCGACTACGCCGGCGGCGGCGACGGTGCGATGACCGCGACCGAGGTGTCGGACCGGAAGTCCGCGTCGGAGCGCACGCGCGACAAGAAGATCCTCCGCGACCGTTCGGCGATCGCACGGCAGGCGTCGGTCGCGATGGAGCTCGACGGGATCCTGTTCCCTGGTAAGGGTGGCGGCCGGTACGACGACATCACCGTCGAGTTCCCGGACACGTCGCAGGAGTCGCCGCTGCAGCTGGCGCAGACGCTCTCCCTGCTGGATGCCGCCGGGGCGATCTCCACCGAGCAGAAGGTGCGCCGCGCGAACCCTGACTGGGACGACGACCAGGTGCGCGACGAGGTCGCCGCGATTCGTGCTGACCGCCCTCCGGTCGCTGACCCGGCCGCGTTCGACGGCGACGACCCGGACGACGCCGACGACGACCAGGATCAGGATGTGGAGCCGTGATCGGCGCCGGCGTGGTGATCCTGATGCTCGGCGCCGTCTCATGCGCACTCCTCGCCGGGTGCGGCCGCGGACTGCGGACGCCTGACCCCTCCTGGTTCGACATCGTCCACGACGCGAACCGTACAGCCCGCCGAGCACGCAGGTCATGACATGCCTGGGATGCTGCTCGTCCTCATCGGACTGAGCGTCCTCGGCGGCATCGCCCTCGCGGTGGGCCTGCTGATCATCGGGTGGGTCTTCTACATGCTGTGGCGGCAGGCGCAAGGCGACTTCGAGTGAACGTCCACTACCACCACCCCGACATCGTGGTCACGAAGCGCCGCCTCCTGGGCCGCGTCGTGACGATGCTCCTCGTCTGGGCTGCCGCGTTCGTCTGGTGCATCAGCGACTGAGGACCTGATCGGGGGTCATCGTGGCGCTGTTCGTCCCGAACCCCGAAGCCGAGTCCGTCGAGGAGATCATCGAGCAGCTGTCGCTCGAGCTCGCCCGCGCGTACCGCGAGGCTGAGGACGAACTGATCCGCGAGATCGCGGTCCGCGCAGTCCGGGACATGGAGATCGCCGCCGGCCTCCCCGTCGCCACGTTCGGCCTTACCCCCGAAGCGCGGCGCCGGCAGAACCGGATCCTCGCGGAGCTCGCCGGGCACCGTGCGAAGGCGATCCGGGAACTGCAGGGCATCGCGGTCGCGATGGCCGAACGGCTCCGCGTCGCAGATTTGGCCCGCCGCGTCATCGAAGTCGCGGCGACAGAGGGGGAAGCGGCCGCCGCCGCGATGCTCGGTCTTGCCGGGCGTCAGCCGTCGGCGGTCGTCCCGCTCCCCTTCATCGGCTCCACCACACAGATCTCCGCGGCGACGATGAGCGGTGCAGCAGCGCAGGCGGTCACCATGGTGGCCCTGAACCTGCAGTCGCGGCTCGAGGTGCTGAACCAGCGCATCACCCGCTACCCGCAGGACGCGTACCAGCGGATCATCGCCCTGCACTCGCCGAACACGCTCCTCGGCATCACGACGTCGAAGGTGCAGCAGGCGGCCGCGGTTCAGCGGTTCCTCGCCGAGGGCATCCCGTCGTTCACCGACCGGGCTGACCGGCGGTGGACGATCGGCGCGTACGCGGAGATGGCGGGCCGCACGTCCGTGAACCGGGCGTACAACGACGCCGGCGTGTGGCGGATGCAGCAGTCGGGCATCGGCCTCGTCACCGTGGTGCGTGGCCTGGACTCGTGCCGGAAGTGCGCCGAGTGGGCGGGGAAGATCCTCTCCACCGACGGCACGCCTCCCGGCCCAGTGACTCTGCCGCACGCGACCGATGACGGCACGGTGACGGTGAACGTCGCGGCGACCGTCGACGGGGCGCGCAACGCCGGCTGGGGGCACCCGAACTGCTTCCCCGGCTTCGTGCCGGTGTCAGCCCCGACGGGTGTTTCGGCTGCCGACTCTCGATGGTACGAGGGCCAGGTCGTCGTCATCCACACAGCCGCCGGTCGCGAACTCACCGTCACCCCAAACCATCCGGTACTGACGACGGAAGGCTGGGTCGCTGCGGGTGCGCTCGTGGAAGGCCACGACCTCGTCAGCTACCAGGGCGACATCGAGAAGCCACTCACGAGCCGACCAGATCATGAGGGTGTTGAAGCCCCGATCGGCGAGGTCTACGAGGCGCTGCGGCAGTCGCGCCATGTGACGGCCGTCACGATGCCAGGAGCCGCCGAACACTTCCACGGCGACGGTTCCGCCGACGCCGAGGTCGATGTTGTATTTGCCGACGGCCTGCTGGGGAGTGACGGCCAGCCCACGCTGCTGAACCTCCCGGCCGAGAGCGATCTCCTCATCGGTCGCGTGCGAGAGGCGGAGCTGTTTCGTGTAGGCGCGGCTTTCCAGGTCTTCCACGACGCGGGTCATCCCTCGGACGGCATCATGGGCGCCGGCGGAGAGTCTGGCGCGCTCTTCGGGGCTGGTCTGGGCCATGCGGTTGTACATGGAGGCGGAGCGGTCGCGGATCTCGACACCAGCGTTTCGGAGTCGGCGGTTGACCGTATCGCGGGAGACACCGTACTCGCTGGCGAGCTGCTTGACGCTCTCACCGGCCTCGTATCGGCGGATCAAATTGTCAGTGTCGACAGGTACTCGTTCGCTGGCCATGTCTACAATCTCCAGACTGCTGGGGGTTGGTACACTGCCGATTCTATCATCGTGCACAACTGTCGGTGCCGGCTCGTCCCGTACCTGCCCGGGCTGACCGTCCCGCAGGACGACACCACGTACGACCCTGTGGCGGAGAAGGAACGGGCTGAGCAGCGTCGCCTCGAGCGGGAGATCCGCGCGGCGAAGCGTCGCGAGGTCACCGCGATGAACGACGCCGACCGTGCACGCGCCGCCCGCGAGGTCCGTCAGGCGCAGGCCAAGATGCGCGGGTTCATCGAACAGACCGGCCGCCTGCGCCAGAGCTACCGTGAGCAGCTGCACTTCGCCGACGGTCGTCGGCGCACATAGACGTCCCAGCATCAAGGCTGGGCGACCGCGTGACGCGGTTTCTCCGTATGGAGGTGGGCGCGATGCCCCGTGAACAGATCACACACAACCGGATCGTCGACCAGACGGTCAGCAGCATGACGTACGGCACCATCGAGGAAGACATCCCGACGGTGACGGCACACATCGAGATCCCGCGACGCAACCTGCACATCGCATGGCATCCGGCAGACGCCGGATGGGTGCAGGTCGGAATCGACATCACGGTCGCCGAACTTCGCGACATGCTCGCGCACGCCGAAGCTGAGGCCCAGTCCGAGGCTCGCCGACTCGCAGAGATGGGCGAGTACGCCGTCGACGCGCACCAGTTCCGTGTCATGTCCGATGTCCTCAGCCGCTCCGAAGTGAACGCGACCGTCCGGACCCTCCGCACGGCCCGCGACCGCGCCTACGGGCGCGACGAATGAGCGCCGAGGACGAGGCGCAGATTCCCGCCTCAGTCGCGGCAAACCACGTGGCTGGCCATGTCGGCACAGTGCGCATTCAGTGTCCCGAGTGCGGAGAACTGATGCCCGCCACCGTATCCGCCGCGATCGAGAACCCCGAAGGTTCCGACGTTGGCGACGCGACGCTGGTCTGCACCCCCGACATGACCGATATCCACGCTCACATGTGGACCCACTCCGACCTCTGATCTCGGGTGTCAACGCGCGTACCTTTCCGCGCGAAGGCTGCTCATGACGCCCACACTCCGAGGGGCGAGGCAGACCTGCACCCGACTTCATCGACGCCACCGAGGCACTCAAAGGTGCGGGCTGGTACGGGAATGACCCGGCGCGAAAGCACGGGCCCAAGTCAGACCGTCGATGATCCCCCAGTCCCCGCGCCGTCGTCGGCCCTGCACGTCGACGGCGCGGCCCCACGTCCTCACCGCAGGGGTGAGGAACCGATGAGCAGGAGGCTCACCATGTCCCGCCAGATCCCGACCCTGGGCGCACAGTTCGCGCCGACCTACCACCGCCCGTTCCTCCGGTACCTCGAGGGCGAGAGCGGCGGCGGAGGCGATCCGACACCGCCCGCCCCGCCGGCACCCGCCCCGCCCGTTCCCACGCCTCCCCCGGCGCCGCAGCCGCCCGCCCCGCAACCCCCCGCGCCCGAGCCTCCGAAGCCGGTCGACTACCGTGGCAACCCGGACGAGTACGTGCGCGAGCTCCGCGAGGAGGCGAAGACGCACCGTCTCGCCGCTGAGAAGGCCGCGACCGACGCCGCCGCAGCGCAGGCAGAGCGGGATGCGCTCACCGCGGAGCGCGACAACCTCGCCCGCGAGCGTGCTCTGCTGCTCAACGCCCCCCGACTCGGCGCCCGCGCCGACCTGCTGCTCGACTCCTCGAGCTTCATGAAGACTTTCGCCCCCATCGACCTGGCCGACCAGGCCGCCGTCGACAAGGCGATCACCGACGCGATCGAGAAGAACTCGACGTTCAAGGCCGGTCCCGGCCTCCCCGGCATGAGTGGCGGCGGACACCAGGGCGGCTCCAACCCCGCAACACCCGTCACCCTCGACGGCGCCGTCAAGAAGGCGCTCGGGGGCTGAATCCCTCGTAAGGAGGAACCACCATGGCCGTTTCCCTGGCCGAAGGCAAGCTCAACGCCCAGACCGATCTCGATGTCGCGGTGATCGACGAGTTCCGCAAGGAGTCCTCGATCCTCGACTCGCTGATCTTCGACGACGCCGTCAACCCCTCGGGTGGCGGCGCGACGCTCCTGTACGGATACCGTCGCCAGATCACCCAGCCCAGCGCCGCATTCCGAGCCATCAACTCGGAGTACACGCCCGCGAACGTCACCACGCAGCACTACAGCACCGAGCTGAAGCCGCTCGGTGGCAGCTTCGAGGTGGACCGTGTCGTCGCCAAGATCGGCCCCGCCGCATCCAGCGCGGTGTCGCTCAACCTGTCCCAGAAGATCAAGGCCACGGCCACGAAGTTCCAGGACGAGGTCATCAACGGCGACACCGCCGTCGATGCGAACGGCTTCGACGGCCTCGACAAGGCCCTCACCGGCTCGAGCACGGAGTTCCGTGCCGCGGCCGTGACGGACTGGTCGGACCTCGACACGTCTGCGGCGACGAAGTTCACCGCGCTCGACGCGCTCGACGAGTTCCTGGCGCTGCTCGACGGCACCCCGACGATCGTCGTGGGCAACAAGAGTGCACTCGCCCGAGTTCGCGCGATCGTGCGTCGCACGTCCCTGTACGTCAAGGAGCCCGTCGAGGGCCTCATCGGACAGGACGGCCGCCCGATCTACCGCGAGTCGTACGGCGGCATCCTGTTCGCCGACGCCGGCAACAAGGCCGGGTCGAACGACCCGATCATCCCCGTCGAGACCCGCACCGTCGGTGTGTCCACCACGAACCTCACCGACCTCTACGCGTACCGCGTCGGGATCGACGGCTTCCACGGTGTGTCCATCGTCGGCGGGCAGCTCGTCGAGACGTGGCTCCCGGACTTCTCGAAGGCCGGCGCCGTGAAGCTCGGCGAGGTCGAGATGGGCCCGGTGTCCGTCGCCCTCAAGGCGACCAAGGCCGCGGCCGTCTTCCGCAACATCAAGGTGGCCTGAGCCATGGCGAAGATCACCACGCCCGTCAAGGGCTTCACCGGCACGATCGCGGGGGTCCACTTCGCCGACGGTGCCGGCGAGACCGAGGACCCGGCCGCCCTCTTCTACTTCGAGCGCCGTGGCTACGGCATCGAGGTCGAAGATGCGCCGGAGACGCCCGAGCAGGAGGCCGAGCGGCTCGCCGCCGAGGCCAAGGCTGCGGAGGACGCCGCCGAGGCTCAGAAGGCCGAAGCTGCCGCCGAGGCCGCCAAGCAGGCGGCCAAGAAGTAGCGACACCCCCGGCGCGGCGCGCACAACGCCGCCGCGCCGGGGCACCACCCCAAGGAGGGTCCCGATGGTCCGCATCATCTCGCCGCGCCCAGTGCCCGGCCGCCGCACGTTCATCGGCGTCGAGTTCATCGACGGCGTCGCCGAGGTCGGCCCGCTGCACCCCGAGCGCGAGCTCGCGCTCCTGCAGCACGGCTACACCATCGTGCACCCGGACGTCATGGCCGCGGGGTACTCCACTGGCACCCTCGCGGAGGTCCACTTCGCTGACAGCCTCGCCGACGACCCGCTGGCGCCGTTCGAGGCGCTGCCCGAGGCGATCGAGGGCGACACCACCCCGAAGGTCTCCCGCCGGAAGAAGGGCTGACCCGTGGCTCTGCCGGTGTACGCGAAGGTCAGCGACCTCAAGAAGTTCCTCGGCGTCGAAGAGCTCGACGCGTCCGACACAGAGGCGAAGGCGGGTCTCCGCCGCGCGTCGAACGAGGTCCGCGGGCTCACCCGCACCACCGTGTACGAGACCGACGACGACGGCCTCCCCACAGACACCGCGGTCCTCGAAGCGTTCAAGGACGCGACGTGCGCGTTCGTGGCGTACTGGGACGAGACGGGCGACATCACCGGCGGCAACGCGATCGCCGGGCCCGTGAAGATCCTCTCCGTCACCCTCGGCGGCACCGCGACGGGCGGCGCATCATCGCGCAGCGCCGCAGACGCGCGCCGCGCCGACGAGGCCGTCACCATCCTCCGCAACGCGGGCCTCATCGGTTCCGCGGTCTCGCACACGTAGGAGGATCGGATGCCGCGTCTCCGCAAGGCTCATCTCCCGCACCGCGTCATCCTCACCCCGATCCTCGACGGCCCCGAGGGCGACATCGAGGGAACCCCGATCCCCGACGTGCCGGCGTACGTCGAGCAGAAGACGCACCTGCGGGTCGACCGCCGGTCTACCAGCCCGACGAGTGGGCAGGAGATCAAGTCCTCGACCACCGTCGTATTGCTCCCCGAGCATGACGTGCTCCCCCGGACGAAGGTCACCGTGTGGGCAGGGACCGCGCGCGAGCGCACCTCCGAGGTGATCGATTCCGCGCTCGGCATGTACGACCAGCGCACCCCGAACCACGTCGAGCTCTACCTCGAGTAGGAGGCCACGATGGGCATTCGCGTTGAGGTGTTCCTGCGGGTGAACGACGCCGGGCCCGACCTCATGGCACGGCTCGCCGCCGGTGAGACGCTCGCCGCGCAGCGTGGCATGGCGCTCTCCGTCGACCGGTCCCCGTGGGACATCGGCACCCTCGCCGGAGCGCACGCCGTCATCCCCGCGACTGACCCCGAAGAAGGCGCCGCGCTCGTCGTCGACACCCCGTACGCGGCGAAGCTCCACGAGCACCCCGAATACAACTTCTCGACCGACGCGAACCCGAACGCACAGGGGAAGTGGGTCGAGGAAGCAATGGTCGACGCCAAGGACGAGCTCGGCGAGATCATCGCGAAGGCGGTCCGTGATGCCTGACGCTCCCGAGATCATCCTGAACCGCGCACTCGCTCAGCTACTCCACGACGCCGGCCTCGCCGTGTACAGCCTCACCGGTGTCCCGGCGCGCGGCATCCGTCTCGACGGCGTCATGCCCACGATCGACGAGTTCACGCTCCTCACCGCGCTCCGGCCGGTCCCCGACGGCCGCGCGAACCTCGTCTACCGGACGCAGATCTACACGCGCCGCACCGGCTCCCCGAACGTGGCCCGGCAGTGGGCCGCAGACCTTCGTGCGCTGCTGGACCAGAAGTCGTACACCCCGCAGGTGCTCAGCATCTCGTGGGCATGGGAAGAGTCCGCACTCGACTTCGACCCCGACACGCAGAACCGCTCGGCGGTCGCTGCGACCTACTACTTCCGCGGCCGCCGGCCGTAGGAACCCGCCGGAAGCGCCGGCACCCGACCAGAAGGAGGCGGCTATGGCCGACACCACCCTCTATGACACCATGGCGCCCTCCGTGGGTTCCCTGGCTCTCGCGCACGAGCGACTGATCCGGATGAAGGTCGAAGGGGTCTTCATCAACATCACCGGCGACGTCAACAACCTCGCGCTCAACCCGACGCCGATCGAGATGGCTCGTGAGACGTACGGCAACAAGACCAAGACGTCCTCGGACATCACGGGGTACAACTACGCGCCGTCGTTCGACGTCGAGGTCATCCGCGACCCCGACACGAAGCAGATCGTCGCGTCGCAGTCGTGGTTCAAGGACCTCGTGACCGCCGCGTTCGCCACGGGCGGCGCGAACGAGCGCGAGTTCCAGCTGTTCACGGACGCGTTCGACGAGGACATGCCTGTCGTCGAGGGCACGTTCTCGGTCGCGTTCGCCGAAGGCAACACCGGCTTCGCCGACAAGGCGGTCGTCCGCATCACCCTGAAGAACAAGGGTGACGTCACCGTGCTCGAGACGTCGCCGCTCGCCGGCACTGGCGAGCCGATCCTCGAGTCGGCGTCGCCCTCCGGCGCGGCCGTCGGCGACCTCATCAAGGTGCGCGGCTACGGCCTCAGCAGCATGGTGTCGGCCACGGTCGACGGCCAGACGGTGCTCGAGCGCATCGTCATCGACGCGTACACCGTGGCGCTGCTCGTGCCCGCGGCCGTGACCGGCTCCGCGCCGATCATCATCACCAACAGCGTCGGGGCGTCAGACCCGCTGACGTACACCGCCGCGTGACTCAGAGAGTGCAGGGACTCCAATGAGCATCAAGGCATCGAAGGTCGGTCGCGACCTCCACATC